AAATACAAAGATTGTAACCAAAGTAGTTACAAAAACACAGATTGTACGTACACGCGGTGAAGATGTTATCAAGTATGTTGACCGTGAAATTATCAAATATGATGAGAAGTTCGCAAAAGGTGGAGTGTGTGAAATACCACAAGAATTTATTAAAGCACACAATGATTCTGCGGAGCAACCTAAATGAAATTACTTAAATTATTTGTACTAGCAATTTTTATTATACTTGCATTCCTTGCAACAGGATGCTCAACAGTGGTACCAGTTACTGCTAAATTCCCTGAAGTTCCTGAAAGGTTATTAGAAAAATGCCCTCAGCTAAAAAAATTAGAAGAAGAAACAAAGTTAAGCGACATAAGTAAGACGGTTACAATAAACTATACCACTTACTATGAATGTGCTGTTAAGCACGATGCATTCGTAGAGTGGTATAAGATTCAAAAAGATATTTTTGATAAAGCCGGCAAGTAATTACTCTGCACTAGCTCCGCACTTAGCACGTTTTGCCTTCGTCAATGCGCCATAATCAACTGGCCATTCTTTTCCCGGCTGCAATTCTGTAGCGTTTTTAGGGAAAGCATAAGTTACTCCCGCTTGTTTCTGTATATCAGCAACCGATACACGGAACTTAGTCAAATCATTACCCAAGTTAACATATGGTTTATTATGTGGGAACATCCATCCTGCAACTTGTCCTGTACTATTGTTAATTACAATCTTGTAGAAACCATGAGGTACAATAACACCTTTGCCAATAGTAGGATCACCAGCGCCATATATAGCTCCAACGTACACTGTAAATGGTTGGTTCAGTTGTACAGCCCATCCCCTGACACTTGTTTCTAGTAATTTCCAAATCCCACGATTTAGACTGCCATGCTGAGGGTACATGTTGGTCATCAAGAAGCTCTCGTATTCTACTTGCTGGCTCCAACTCAAATCGCCATCCGGGGCAGCATGTCCCTTGTCGTAACCGGTCCCAGCATAGTCGTCCGGTCTCGCACCGTTTGGGACTGATGCATCCGCAACGAAAGCGTTGGTACGTGGAAAGCAACCTAATGCATTCTGTGGCATCAATGTATATGCTACATAGACTGGAATCTTAACAGGAGCATCATATGCTACAAGATAAGCCTCACGACAGATTGCTGTTGCTGGACGAGCAGTGTTAGCAAATCCATAGGGGCTATGAACTTGACATGCTTGTACTGGGTTAGGTGCTCGTTGGTCCCAGGAAAAGCTACTTGACGATGCTAGAGCCAGCATCAAAGCTAATAATATACGCATATTTGTCTCCTAAATATGCATATATTTATCTTTGGGTTAACGACGGTGATTCATTATTCTACGCATAGCACTTAAATCATCATCACCTTCTTGTACAGGTTGCTCTGGTGTCGCAGGTCCCGCAGGTGCTGTGGTTGCTGTGGGTGCTGTGGGTGCTCTTGGAGTTGCATTTGCAGGATTTGGTACAGGAGGTGCGGTTGGTTCTCTGGAAGTTGCATTTGCGGGATTTGGTACAGGAGGTGTTGTTGCCGCCGGTGTGGTTTGGGGTGGCTCCATACCCATAGCCGCATAAGTTGATGGACTTGCGACACCTGCTTGTGTATTAGGATCATTATTAGCCATTTTATTTTTGACTGTCGCCTGTGAATTAGCTATTCCTTGTCCTGTTGCACGTAAATCAGCACCTGCCTTCTTTGCATCAAAATTCTTAACAGCAGCCAAATCATCATCACTCATGTTACGAATTTGCTGTTGTGCTTGCATGACTTGTTGTTGTCTTGCTTTTGGCAATTTTGCAAATTCCGGGTCCTTAGTTATATCTTGTGCATTTGGTCCTCTATATTGTTGTGCAGTGGCAGCGGCTTGTTGAGCCACTTGAGGAGTAATGCCAGATTGTGCAACAGCATCACCCATAGATTTAACCATGCTTCCTTGGTAAGCCTGTTCAGGATTTTGTCCGTTGTAGGCAGCTTGACTAGCTGCAATGCCACCGCGCACCATAGAACCAGCTAAATGACTTTTTGCAGCCTGTGCATCTGAGGCACTAATATGTCCTGCTTTGGCAGCGGCATCAGCCATGGCTCCTGCGTCTTTGTAGTTATTATATTGTTGTCCAACCGCAGTTTTTGCTTGTTGAAAGTTTGATGGCTCTTCCTCATCTAATTCTTGTTTACCAAATGCAAGTCTACGAATTTCTGCTAATTCAGCTTCTTCTTCCATTGTTTGTGGTTGGTCGGGTTCACCTTGTGTATACTGCATACTTGTCTGTACAGGAGCATTCTCATCTCCTTGTTGATTTACTGTTGCTTTAGCAACCCCCATATCATATGACATGTTTGCAGATGTTTGTTTTCCTGCAGGGTCTTGATACTGAGTTGCATCTAAACTGCCATCGTTGTATCTTTGTTTTTGTCCACCGGAAGCAATTCCCTTACCCTGTGCGCTACCTGTATATGTTTTCTTTGAATAACCATTTAAACTTGGGGTAGTGTGTGAAATGGGTGTACCTTGAACACTGGTTACGTCGGATCCCATACCACTTGTTGTAGTCTGTTTTCCGGTACTAGTATCAATAGTAGTTCTTTGTCCTGCAGGACCTTCTTTACCATTGGCATAAAAATCAGCCGTATTTGCAAAGCGACTTACGCCCTCTTCTTCTGTTAATCTATTCAGCATAGAAACGTATGCTTTTACATATTTCGAGTCCATTTGTGTTCCTTGGAAGTATGTAGTATTTATGATAAATACACTATAACGGAACACATAATATGGCATACGCAAATATTCTTTTAGGAACATTACCCAATGACGGGACGGGAGATCCGTTACGTGTAGCATTTGCAAAAATTAACAATAATTTTGCTATTTTAGAGGTAGTAGCTCAACCATCAGGACCAAATGGAGCTTTTCAATTTAAAACAACTTCAAATATAAACGGAGAAATCTCAAATACTATAGCTGGAACTAGTGCTTTAACATTTGATGGCAGCAATGTTACTATAGGGACAAATATACTTCCTACAGCAAACATAGATATAGGTAGTCCAGCAAATACAATTCAGAATATATATGTAGGAAACAGTATTAAAGTTGGCGGTGTTACACTAACTGGTACACCGGATACAGTTAGCTATTCTGCTACTGTAAGTGCTGTTAATCTTAAAGCTACTGATACATTGAGAATTGGTACTACTGTTTTAGTAGACAGTAGTGCATTTCAAGCAATCACTAGCAACAACAATGCTGACCAAACATTATATGAGATGCCAATGTCTCAATTAAGAACAGCAAGATTTGAAATAACCTCAGTAGAATCTAATACGCAAAATAGTCAATTTGCAGTGGTAGAAGCTACTAAACAAAACAATAACTCGGATGTAAAGTATGTTGTATCTGGTACTATATTTGTAGGTACCGTGTTAACAGACTATAGTGTAACAACTGCATTTGGGCAATTAAAATTTAATGTATCTCCGTTCCTAAATAGCACTATAACTCATAGTGTAGTTGTTAAGATAAATACTTGATATGAGAGCAAACGAATTCATCAACGAGGGAGGTCCTCCCCGCGGTAAAATGGAAAAAGACCATGAAGATGCCACCGGCACTGGTGGAAGTGTAATTGCACGTGATAAAGGTGGATATGACCGAACATATCATCAAAATCGTTTATCAATGGCTATGGCAATGGCAGATGGAAAATCAACCAAAGCAGTAAAAATGGACAAAGCGGGTCCCACAGAGAAATACAATAGCTATCACCCATATACTGATGAAGAACATAACATGGTTCAATCAGCATTAAAAACTATTCCTAGCGAACATCACAAAATGGCTAAACGTGGCAAGAGTAGTGAATCTGATGGAGTTCACAAAATAAGCCCAATCAGCGGCTTCAAAGGCTTTGGAAAATAATTTGATACACTGTTTTTTGAATAAGTAATTTTATCTTATTCAGGAAAACTATGATTGATATCAACAACACGCTAGACTTAATTAAATTAAAATTCTACAACGAGTGGCTATATACAGCACATATCTATGAGGAAGGTGAAAGCGGTTTTCACCAACAACTTACTAAACAAGTAGTTGAAACTTACATTGACCCACTAAACTTAAAGAAAGATGCACATATCTTAGATTTAGGTTGTGGTCCGGGTTATTTCTTAGATATGATGAAAGAGCGTGAGTATACTAATGTAACTGGTGTCACATTAAGTCCTGGCGATATTACACTTTGTGAAAGCAAGGGTCACCGAGTTAAACCATATGACTTGAGTTTTCTACCACAAAAAGACGGATACTATGATGAAAGCGTAGACTTCATTTTCTTGCGTCATGCACTAGAACATAGCCCGTACCCAATCTTTTCATTAATGGAATACAATCGTATTCTTAAACAGGGTGGAAAGATTTACATTGAAGTTCCTGCTCCGGATTGCGACCGCAAGCATGAAACTAACTTAAATCACTATTCAATCTTTGGTGCTACACAATTGGCAGCATTAATTGATAGAACAGGATTCTCCATCAATGCATTCAATACACTTGAATTTGATTTAGCAATCGGCGTAGACGAAGAAGGTAACAAAAAAGAAGTTAAAGAAAAATACTATTGCATTGTTGCTACCAAAGCCCGCCCCTTAGATATCAAATAATCTGATAAATACATCATGTTTGATGTATGGAAACAAGCTAAAATAATGAACGGATTTGACAAGCTCAAATCTGTTCCATCACGTCAAGAAAACGTTGACACTACCCTAGAAGATTTAAAGAAACTTAGTGGAATTACTCCGCAAGTTATTGGTGAAGAAATCAATATCAGTGTTACCGGTACTGACAAGGCTAGACTAATGCGTGAACACAATATACAACCCGGAACTCCTGAATGGTTCCAGCTATGGTTCAGTAAACCATATTTGACCGGTGAACAACCTATAGGAAACAAACATGTCCGCTAATGGTATATCAACTCTATCTACAAAGCAAGCAAGACAAAATGCTAAGTTAACTGCGGCAACTACAAAACGTACTACTGATGGTAGACCTCATGTATTAGACAAAACATTATTACCTACAGTATATACAAATAACACTGTAACTACACAATCACACCCTGCGGGGTTAGTTAAAGGTCGCCCCTGGAAATAATTTTGGATAGCATTATCCTATAAATATTGTTATGAGCGGAACACCTTCACTAGTCAAAACACCTTATGTAAAAACTACATTCAATACGGATAAAGAATTAGATGACTTTATCAAGTGTAGTGATCCTAATACGGGTTATCTATACTTCATGGATAACTTCTTTTACATACAACACCCAACACGCGGTAGCATGTTGTATCACCCTTGGGACTTCCAAGAAAAACTAATACATACTTACCATAACTATCGTTTCAGTATCAGCTTAATGGCTAGACAAACAGGTAAGTCTACGTCAGCCGCAGGATATCTATTATGGTATGCTATGTTTGTACCAGACAGTACAATTCTTATTGCGGCGCACAAATATGCAGGTGCTCAGGAGATAATGCAACGTATTCGTTATGCATATGAAAACTGCCCTAATCATATCAAAGCAGGTGTAACAACATATAACAAAGGATCATTAGACTTTGATAATGGTAGTCGTATTGTAAGTGCTACAACAACTGAAAATACAGGTCGTGGTTTATCTATCTCATTGTTATACCTTGACGAGTTTGCATTCGTAAGACCTACTATTGCTAAAGAATTCTGGACATCTATCACCCCTACATTATCGACTGGCGGTAAAGCAATTATCACTTCAACTCCTAACAGTGACGAGGATCAATTTGCTGTGATTTGGAAGGGTGCTAACAAAACTGAAGATGAATATGGTAATCAAACTGAATTGGGCGTCAATGGGTTTCGTGCATACAAAGCAACTTGGCATGCACATCCTGAACGTGATGAAGAATGGGCTAAAGAGATACAAGCGCAGTTAGGTGAAGATAGATTCCGTCGTGAAATGAATTGTGAGTTTATTATTGCTGATGAAACTCTTATTAATGCAAGCACATTAATTGATTTAGAAGGTGTAGAACCACAATTCAGACAAGGACAAATTCGTTGGTACGAGAAACCAGTAAAAGGTCATACTTACATTGTAGGACTTGATCCAAGTCTTGGTACAGGTGGTGATCCTTCAGCTATTCAAATATTTGATGCTACTACCACAACTCAGATTGGTGAGTGGAAACATAATAAAACAGTTATACCAGATCAAATAAAATTGATAACACAGATTACCAAATATATATTAGATTGTACAGGTGAGCCCAATAACATTTACTATAGTTTAGAGAATAATTCAATTGGTGAGGCCGCATTAGTTTCATTGAACGAATACGGTGAACATAATATCAGTGGTACAATGATTACGGAGTCCGGAGTAAAGAAACGAAAAGGTTTCAATACCACACAAAAAAGCAAACTTGCAGCCTGCGCTAAATTCAAGCATTTAGTTGAAAGCAAAAAAATGAAGATTAACAGCAAAGCACTGATAAGTGAACTAAAGACATTCGTAGCATTAGGCGGTAGCTATTCTGCTAAAGTTGGTGAAACTGATGATTTGGTTATGGCCACATTGCTTGTAGTACGTATGATGCAACAATTAAGCAGTTTCTTATTAGATGTAGAGAATCAAATCAAAGATTTTGACGAATTTTTGCCACCATTACCGTTCTTTGCGGTCTTGGGTTAATATTTGATAAATAGATTATCATGCCAATTAAACAAGAATCATTAAACAACCAACTAGAGGATGAGTTAAGCAAATACAATCCTGTTCCAGTGACCTCAGGGGGTAAAGAAGTTGATGTTGCTGATGAAGCAGATGTTTTTAGATTTGATTTCATTAAAGACGGCGTAAATTACGGACCAGTACATGTTTCTATTGACGGAACAAGTAAACTCATTATTTACTATAGCAAAGAGGTACAAGATAGTCCTAGGGGACGTTCTATTGAAGGATCAGGGGAAGAATCGTTTGATGACCTATGCAAGAGATTATATCGTTGGGCAGTTGGACATCAACTAAGACCTCAAAAAGTCTATAGTTCTAAATTAGGAAGAGATATGGCTAAAAGAGAGCATACTAAAAGAATGGATGAAGGATACTATCCGATTGGTAAAAAGGCAAGTTATAGCGACAATATTGCAGAAACCAAAATCATTATTCAACATTCCCGTGCATTAGAAGAAGGTGAACAACGTTTCCGTAATATCGCACGTATCTTTGTTGAAAACGCTGCCGGTGAAAAGTTCTTATTAGATACAAAGATGCCCGGTCTTGCACGTGTACATGCACGTAACATTGCTGAAGGTCATACACCATACGATGAACGTGGTAAACACATCAGCAGTATGATTAAAGAATACAATACAATGGCAGGTTTTTGCCGTGCTACAAAAAACAATACAAATGAAAGTATCAGTCATTTAGTTGAAAGTGGTTTCCAACATTATGGTCAAGTACGTGAGACATTGCGTAAGATGTCAAGCAAACGTGGTTACAAAGAATATTTTGAAAGCTGGACACCTACATTGAACGAAGAAGTGATTGATGAATCTACTACTGATTTGGCTGAGATGTTTTTGAATAGCAGCCTTGATCCAAGAATTGAAAATGCATTACCGTTTCTATCTAAGTTTGCAAAACCTGTCATGGAAATGAATGAGGTTATTGAATTAGAAGAATGGACAAATACTATTGTTGACGAGGCACTTAGACCACATTCAAAAGCACAGATAGAAAATTTGGCTACATTGTTAAATGCAAACAATCAAATTCCTTTTGGTCCTAATGCACTTACAATCAAAAGTGAATTGTCTGGGTTGTTAGACAATGACCAATTAAACAGTAAATTAGAACAGTTATCACAAGACGATCCTGATGCTGATGCCAAAGATTCAGTATTAGCCTGGATGGAATTATCACGTGACCCAGCAATGCAAGAAATTGTTGATATGGTTAAAGCAGGAAGTCAGCCGGCCCCTGCACCAGCAGAACCTTCACCGCAACCTGCACCAGCAGAACCTCAGCAACCACTACAAGAATTTGCAATGGATGACGGTGACGATGGTAACGAACCAGATGAAGAAGCAATTCTACGTCAGTTGGCATCACATTGGTGGTCAGGTACTGAACAACAAATGGCTAAGGCGCAAAAGACATTAGCGGCAATGGGCTGGGAAATTGGTCCAGATGAAAGTGGTGATGACGATGCAGGTGTGTATGTGTACCGTATAGGGGACGAAGATGGTCGTGATACTATAGCGTTTGCTCACAGTGAGTTAGAATTGGATGAAGGTGAACTAGGTGATATGCGTGACTTTTTTAAAACACAATCTAGTATGCCATCTACACCACAAATAGTAGCTAGAGTAACTAGACAACAAGATATGGCTGAGGAAGAAGATCCTTTTGTTGATTTTAAATTTAGCAACCAGCAAGATGATGCGGCGCATGAAAAAGAAGTTTTTGCTAGAATGCGCCAAGATGCTAAAGATGGCAAGGCTACCAAAGTTAATACATTAAATCCTATTGACCAAGACCAATACAGAAGAAATCGTCAACAAGATATGAAAAGTATCCCTGTAACCAAACAAAATGAAGGTCTTGATGCTAACCAAAAGCGTGTTGGTCAATTAGGTCCTAAAGCTAAGTATGCTAAACAAGGCGACTTGGTAGGTACAATGGAAAGTGTTGACCCGTTAGATGAACTCAAACGATTACTGGGTAAATAACTTTACAAAAACCTCACTAAAAAGGTGAGGTTAACCACATCTGGCATAAATACTATTGACAGGTCGCAGTAAGTAGTTTATACTTACGACTTGTTAGTCACATAATTATGTGTGACGAATTTTAAAACAAAGACCATCTTAATGAAATAAGGAGAATATTATGGCCTCATTAGCAGAAATTCGTGCCCGTATCGCGGCACAAGAAAACAAGTCAGGTAGCAACAACGGTTCTACAAAACAATCTGACAACTCAATCTACCCCCACTGGAATATGGACGAAGGCACAACAGCGTCAATTCGTTTCCTACCAGATGCAGACAGTAAGAATACTTTCTTCTGGGTAGAACGTCAAATCATCAAACTACCATTCAATGGTGTTAAAGGTGATCCAAACGTAAAACAAGTTCAA